GTCTTTCTAAAAATTTTCTAATCTCTTTTCTACCCGGTGTGGTTAATTCTTCACTATTAATTGCGTCAAGCTTTATTTTAAGACCTTTAAAATTAATTCCGCTTTTTGTTAAAAGGTCTATTTTACCTTGAATTTCCCCTGTCTTTTTTAAAATATTATAAAGTACCTTATCAGTTACTTGAGTAAATCCTCCGTGACCCGTAGTTCCTGTCACCCGACCTTTATCATCTTTAATTTCTGTATATTCATATGTCTTTGGGTGTGATCCAAATTCTGTCTCCATACCTGCTGTAAGACCAAGTAACCTTTTAACTGTTAATCTATCCTCTTCATCATCTTCAAAAATATTAGAAACTACATTTATTGCGTCCATAGCAACCTCTTTACCTTTTTTTTCAGATAAAGGTTTTACAATTCTCTGTTCAAACAATGGAAGTGAAGCCTCAGATTCTATTGTAGATAATTTTTTATCCTCTTCTTCATCATATATTGGTAGTTTAGGATATTTTATTTTTTCTACTTCATCTTGTCTTCTTTCTGCAACTTCTTGAGCTTTTTCAAGACCGGGAAGCATCCTTGCTTTTCTTTTTCTTTCAGAAAATTTTTCATATTCTTTTCTAGATAAGTTTTTATCATCCTTTGAAGGTGTATAAGTAGATTCTTCTTCTTCATCATATATTGGTATTTCAGAATCTTGTACTTTACTACCCTCATTCATTTTAATCCGTTTACCAATAGCAGCTTGCATTTGTTGTTGTGGACTAGCCTCTGGTTGTTCTTCTTTTCTTTCTGCTAATTTTTTTTCTGTTTGCTTCTTACCACGATTATTAATCTTCTCAAGAAGATCATAACCAATCTCTTCTGCAAGCATTTTTGGTATGTATATTTCTTTATTTGATATGGCTATGGGAACCTCACCTTGAACCTGTTGTTGTGGTTGTGTTATTTCAGCTAATTCAATCATAATTCCTGTCCTTTCCTCTAAAGACTTTAAGTTAGGTTTAATTATCCTTTCTATAAAGTCTCCATAACCAAATTTCTTTAAGGCTTCAACATTAACTACGAATGAATTATTTTGTGCTTCCATAGGCACATCATCAGCAATTCCAGAATTATCTTTACCTTCTACGTTAATTGGTCCGGTAGTTGCAACAGGTTCAGTTGGTTGATCACCAAGAGCCATCATTTGTCGTTCTACTGGTGACATTTCGTCAGTTTGAGGTACTTCTTGTTCTGGTTCAGTAATTTCTTCAGTAGGCTCCTCCATTGGCTCTTGTGGCTCTTGCACTGGCTCTTGTGGAGGTTCCTCTGTCATTTGTAAGCTAACACCCATGACAGTGGCTAAAGCACGTATGGCCTCTGGTGGAGTTTGTGTTAAAATTGTTTCCACCATAGATTTTTCTTCTTCAGAAAGAGCTTCAAAGTTTTCAGTAAACTCTTGTTCTGTTATTTGATTTATTTCCCCTCCTACTGCCATTTTTGCAATAATATAATCATCAATTCCATTTTCCATGCCTTTATTTCCTATAGTTCCTCCATACGCAAATTTTCTATTGAGAATAGCTTCTACTTCTTCTCTGTAGGGTAAATCTTTAACACCTAACCCACCTTTAGAACTTTTTTGTATTTCTTTAACTTCATCTCTTGATAAAACTCTATTAACTTTTATATTTCCACCGACTACCCAACTGTCACTATCTGCTTGTCCATCTTGGTATTTATAACTACCACCTAAAGGAACTCTATCATTTATATCTGTTTTACCTGTTTCTTTTAACATTTTATCATAGTCTACATCAGTAGGCATTTCTACCTCTGCATAAACATGGTCTTCTGCTCTACGTTTTACATAAAACTTTTTTGTCTGTTTTAATTTACTTAGCTCGTCTGCAGATAATTTTTTTCTTGCTCTCTTGCTAACTTGTTTACCATCCTTGTCATAAAAGAATGTTTTAGATTTAATAGCTTCAGGTGTTATTCCTGATTTAAGTAAAAGGTCTCTTTCTTTTTTGCTAATTACTAAATCTTCAGGACCAATATGTGTTGCTACAGGAAATTGACTAGCATGAAATCCGGGTCTTGCAGCCACTGCTAAAACTGTACCGTGTTCTGCTCCTTTTTTGGGGGAGGATACAGAAAAACCTGCTTTAATTAATTTTTTTCTAGTGGTTGCATTGGGAACCTTAATTTGTTCTCCTGTCCCTTTGGTTTTTTCTCCTTTTGATCTTTTAGCACCCTTGCTTGGAACATATAACTTACCATTGGGTGCTTGAAAGGCTGATTTAGGAAAATTAGCCTCTATAAATTTACCCTTTGGTATTTCAGTTCTTGAGTCTACAAAAAGGGGATACAATTTATTATCTTTTCCTTGTACAAAAAGTTTATAAGCCTTCCTTGTTTTTTTAAATGTCTCTCTTACTAATTTACTTGCAACATCACCAACTACAGGCACAGTTCCTAATAATGCACCTACTATTTCTATACCTGCTTCACCATACTTTCCTTTTCTTGCTGCTTCTATAACTCTTTTTGCAGCAAGGACTTCTCCTATAACAGGAGTAGATTCAGCAGCAAAAGAACCAACTTCTTTTGTAATAGGGCTAGGCTTTGAAGATTGGAGTTCAGAGGGAGTTCCAATAAACTTTCTTTCTGTTTGCTTCATTTTAAGATTAGATGCAGTCACTACTACCAAACCTTTTTATTATTTTTAATCCATATCTTCATCATAGCCACTGTCAAAGGAATAATTATCATCATTAGTTGATGTACTTGAACTAGTACCACTAGTGTCATTTAGATTTTCTAATTGTTGTTTGTCTGATTCTAATTGTTCTTTAGTATTTGCTATTCCTTGAGCGACATCACTTGCATCAACACCAAAATTAGTTACATCCTCTAGTTCACTAATAACGTCAGCAAGATTTTTTCCTGTGTTCGTACCTAAAGCTTCAGTAGGATCAGTTGATACATCTACTCCTTCACCATTATTTATTAAATTTGTTACTCTATTTCTACCATCTATAGTTGATAAATCTATTTGATTAACTCTAGCAGTTTCTGCAATTTGTCCCATAGTTTTTTGTGTATCTTGACCATAACCAATAGTTGTGCTGCCTGTTAATGAAGTGTAAGCCGCTTCAAGATCAAAACCATCTCCAATAGAATTACCATTTGCATCAAATCCTACACTACTAAAAACATCGAAATCATTATCAAAATAATTTTGTATTCCTGATATTACTGACTGTCTTGATCTTCTTTGTTTTCTTTCTTCTTCTCTTTGGGCCATAAAGCTAGGATCAACTAACATTGATGTCATAGCCCCTGCTTTAAGCATTTGTTGTGCAAATTCTTTAGGGCTACCTGTGATACCAAGTGAACTAACAAGGTTAGCTAATTCTGCATTATATTGTGCAGCTATTTCAAATCCCTCTAAATTATTAGTAGGACTAGTTGGATCATAAAAAGGGTCCTCAAATGTCATTCCTGATCTTGCAAGAGAACTTAAATCTAAATCTAAAATATCTTTAGGAGAATTAATTTCAGATAAATCTACGCTTCTAGTTCCAATTGTGGGGTCATTAATAAAACCTACTAGTCCTTGATCTGTGAACCCAACTGCTACTTTTCCAGTGGGACTTTTAGAAAAAGCTCCTGAAGCAGCCATAGAAGAATCTTGTCTATGTTCATTTAATATTTTTTCTTTATCCATCATAAATTCACCAAACATAGCAGTTACCCCTAAAATATTACCGGGAACAGCAGAAGCAATGGCTGAGCCTAATTTGGGGATGGCTAATTCTCCTGTAACTGCATCTGTAACGTAATTATAACTATAATCAAAAGGTAATCCACGAACTTCATTTAATACAGGATTATCTGTTCCGTATGTTAAATTATTACTAAAAAATTGAGTGCCTCTTTGTAATGAACCAATAGGATCAGTTACTATTTCATTAACTATACTAGATACCTTTTGTACTTGATCACTAACAGAAAACTGTGACAGACTTTTTACGGTGTTAGATAAACTAAATAAACCTCCTGCAAAATTAATCATATCAATAGGATTATTTATTGATACTTTTGATAACGAATTTATACTCTTAGCTAAATCTCCTACTGGACCTAATGCTCCAAATGCAGCACTAGTTGCTACTCCTCTGGCTAAATCCTCTGGTGATGCTCCTGCAACTGTTGCTCCTACTATTGATGGGCCAAATTGTGCTACTGTTTGTGCAGCAGGAGAACCTATTCCAAAAGCAGGTTGACCTTGTGGTGTAGAAACATTAAAGTCTGTTACTTGATCTCCTCCTACTTGATTAACAGTAGGAGTCTTAACCATATTTAAATCTGCAAGGTCAACATTTACTTGTTGTACTATATTATTTACAAGTTCTTCTTTAGCGTTTTCTATACTTAAAGGAGAATTAAAATCTACTTTATCTATTATAGGAGATAAAGCTTCTTGTATATCAATAGAAGATGATGCGGATAAATTTAAAGGTTGTTTTTTACGTTTTTTTACTCCTAATTGTTCAAGCTCTAACGATATACCTGTACCGCCTCTTACGTTAATGTTAGCATCAGGAACTTGCTCCATATATACTGGTCTTGGAGCACCTGAAGCCCTTGCTAAAGCTTGTTGAAGTTGTTGTGTGCTAGTCGCCACTCTTTAAATAAACCTTTTGCTGTTCATTAACTTGATCTTTTAAGCTAATTAAATAATCAACCAATTGGAGCTTGCCCTGCAGCCGCCTCATCTCTAAGTCCGATTGTTCCTTCATTAGCTGGTCCTGAAGGTTGTTCTGGAGTTCCTGTAGGTGATCCTTCAGGCTGTCCCAAGGGGCTTGGCTGTTGATTAGCGGCAGGAGCACCTTGCACGTTTCCTTGTTGAGCATTTAATCCTCTCAATACTTCTGCAAATATCTGTGCATCATTTATATCATTTACGAGTAAATCAGGATCAATGTCCTGTGATATTGCAAGTTCTCTTACTAAGTTAGGTATTTTTACAAACGGAGCAAGCATTGGATTCATCACAGTTTGTAGTAATGTCACTAACCTTTGGCTACGCACTTCTTTTTGCATAACAGCAGAAGTACCTTGTGGTTTAATTTCAAGATCACCTTTAATATCAGGTCTGTCTTGATTAAACTGCATATTCCAAAAAAACATAGACTCTCCCATAGGTTTAAGAAGAAAGTCATCAATATTTTTAATAACAGTTTTAATACTAAGATTAGCACCACCAAGAAGCATACTTAGTCCTGCAGCAGTACGTCCTGTGCCTGACACGCCTGTTTGACCATGCATGATGCTAGGAAGTCCAGTTTCTTCATCTGCTAACTGTCTAGCAGCTTGATACATCTGTATATTTTCAGGAGCAGTATTAGGAAACTTAACTGCATTAATTGCAGTCCCTGTAACTCCTGATTGTCTTCTAAATACTTTGCCGGGGTAAATATCGTAGTTTTGTCCCGGCACAAGTGATGCTTCATCTACATCAAATACCACATTACCTGCAAGAGCTAAGTTATCAATAGCCATACGAATGTGACCATTCATAAGCAACTGTGCATCTTCCATATTTTCAGGTATACCAACTCCAAACAACTGGTATGGATTTATTTCATAAGGAACAGCAAAGAAAGGTATGCGATATGGTGTAAAAGGATTTAACACAAGTCTAAGAACCATGTTACCACAGACCCATGCATTTACTGGCACTTCTGTAAGATCATCCATATCAATAGGAAGACCCATATCTGAAGCTAAGTTTGCATCTAAATTACCCCAATACTCAAGAACTTCAAAACGGTCACTACTTTGTTGTACTTCCATATTTTCATTACGGATAGTATCTTCAAAGTATTTGTCATCATAATTAGGACCTTGATCTAAACAGGCTGCTATAGTTTCAGGATTAAAGAAAGGTTTATCCATAAGATCACGCATTTGACTAGGATTAAACCTGTGTCGTTGAACAACATAAGAACAATCTTGCACACTTGTAGCAGCAGGATCAGGATAGAAACTCCAACATGAAACAGATTCAAGTCTTGGAACTACCTTTTTGTAAGGCATATATTGTTTATCGTCCCAATTATGAACAGTCTTTGATTCATTAAGAGGTCCTTTTACAACTCCTGTACCTAATAAAGCACATTCAAATATAGAGTTACGGAAAACATTTGTTGCATTGTTTTCGTGAAGTTGATCATGTATTATTTTTTCTAACAAACGTGCAGTTTCACGAGAAGGACTAATAGTAGGCTCACCTATACGACTAGGACCTTCAGCAAGATTAGCCCCCTCATATTTATCTTGCAACCCTCCTAAAAATGTAGCTTCAGTTGCTCCCGGTTTTAATTCTTTACCATCACCGGGAAATCCAAAAGGACTTTCAGGAACTTCTTCTTGTTGTGCCTGTCCTGTAGTATCAAGATGTGCAAATTCTGCTACTCCCTCTGGAACAGGGCTTGATTCAACTACAATGGGAAACTTCTTATTTGCAAATAAAACATCAACTATTTGTCCATAAGCAGCAAGAACTTTTGTTTTTGTAATCTTTAAAAATACTCTGCTTCTTTCAGAGTCACGAAATTGTGTATCCCCATCATAGATACCACGAAAGTTTTTATATGCTTTTAGCCAACGTTGTTCATGCTGATAACGACCTGTTTCAGCATCTTCAAAACGTGACCTTACTGTTTGTGCTACATTGGTAGCAGTCTCATCTACAAAGACTGCACCAACTGCATCTCCTAGTGGCGAATCAGCCATGAGGTTTCCTTTTTATTAGTAGTCGCGTTGCTCTGCAAGTGAATCAAAGTTAGCATCAATCATGTTCTCACCTTTACGTGGCATATCTACCTGTAAAGCCTCACGATCAATAGGACCCACTAGCATTTGATCTAGCCCTTCACGAAATAATTGTGCTTCATTTTCACTTGATAGTTCACCTTGTTTTTTCATCATTCCCATGATGTATCCTGCGTCATTATTGTAATCCATAGCTTTCTCCTTTTAGTAGCCAAATACAGAATCAAAAGCTTGAGGTTGTTTTTCTTTTATCTTATTCATCATAGAATTAATGGTAAGATGTCCTCTAGCTCTGGTCATGCACATATAGCGCAGTGCATCATACGCATGGTCATCCGCTTTTGTATCTACATCTTCAGGATTAGACTTAGATAATGGAAGACTAGATAGGGTGCGAATGAGGTCAGTGCAAGTAGAAAGTATTTTTATTCTTGGTTCCTTACTAATAGGATCAAGTTGTAATCTACGATGCAACTCCATTTTTCCTGCTAACCTATTACGATCTGAGGGGGTAAATCTAGCACCACAACGTATTAAAGTTTCTGCAATACTAGGCCCTGTGCCTGTTCTATTCCAACACGAAGCATCAAGAACAGAGTGATACATTTGAGGATCATCCCCTTCAATATTAATAATTATGTTTGCAAGGTTTTCAGCAGTTTGTCCTTTACCATAAAATTCTTTGTAAATCCAAAGAGTATCATCCCAATCTAAAGCACCCCAAAGTACGCAAGCAGGGGCAGAATATCCATAATCTGCTGCACGAAGTCGAAGCCAGTTAGTAGGTATTTGAACTTGGGATGCTTCAACAACATGAATACCTCTTGAAAACTCTGGGAAGGCTGCTCCCTCTGCAACATCCCAATCCCCATCAAGAAGTCTTCTTCTTTCCACTTCTGGGAGCGATCTTAGCATGGCTTCATATTCACCACTCTCTGCTAAGTAGGGGTTATCTGTCAACCTTGCAGGAATAAACTTACGAAGAAATAAAGGTTGACCTGCTTTTCCATTTGGTGCTGACTGAGGCCACACTAAAGGATGACCAGTTTCAACATCTGTAGCTGCAAACGGTGTATTAGCAGGGGCAGGATCAATATACATTTTCTTAACCCACCATCCTCCTACACCACCGGGGTTGCCTGTGCAACGCATATAAGCATCAATATCTGGATCAGTGGTACGAAGACGAGAACGTAAATATTCCCAGACATAAGGAGTTGGGTAGTGTGTGATCTCATCAATACCTATCCATGTAAACGCTTGCCCTTGATACCGTGTAACGTCTTTGTCTTTGTCAAGGTATGAAAACCATGCGGTAGCACCAGATGGAAACTGCCACATCGCTTTGGATTCTCTAAAGACTGCACCGGGAAAAGCTTTTGGATAAAGTTGTTTACTTTTATCAACAAGCTCTGTAAGTTCATCCAAAGTACGCCTAATAATAAGAGCACGATGATTGGGGTTATCACAATACCGAAGAAGATCAGCAAGCAAAGCATAAGACTTACCACCACCTGCAGCCCCACCATAGAAAACATCCCTTTCAGGACTTGCCAAAAAGTTTGTTTGGGGACCTGAATTAGGTTTGAAAACAACATCAGCCTCATTCTCCACAAGTTCTCTTACAGCTTTCGGCACATTATTTAGTGTGCTCTCATCTAATACCTTTGAACCTTTAGAATTAAAGATTGCGTTTTCAACCTTTTTTAAATTCTTTTCTTTTTTCTTTACTCGTTCTCTTGCTCGTTCTGCTTTTTTGGTAGCCGCTTCTTTCGCTTTTTTAGCCTTTGATAAACTTCTTTGCGAGACTCTTCTTGCCTTTTCTGCACGAGAAACGTTGTAGTTGCCTTTTTTACCTTCAGCAAGTTTAGGCCGTCCTCTTTTTTTAGTTTCTGTCATTAATCAATATTTAAGTATATAACAACGCCTATCGTAATAAGCATACCAAAGAAAGCTGTAATTAGTATGGCTAAAGCTATTCCTTTTATAATCTCTACTTTTTTTCTACGTTTATTAGCTGCCTCTTCTTTTTCTTTTTTTACTAATAATCTTGCTTCCCTCTCATACTGAAGAAATTGTTGCCAACTACCCGGACTTCCATACAACTGCATAAATTCTCTAAGTTCTTCACGTTGTTTTTGTATTGTCTGCACATGGATTAATCTGTCCATAGCTGCCTGAGAAGTTGAACTTCCCATTACATTTTGTTTATTATTTTCTTCTTGTACTTGTGAACAACCTCTAGCCCACATACTTAACTGTTTACTGCAATCTGCTACATCACGGCCATTTTGTAAAAGTTGTTTTACTTCTCCAAAGGCTTTATTAGCAAGTGCAATTCCGCTAATTATGGTTACTGGATCAACCATTAATATTTAACCTTACGAGGTGCGCCTCTTTTATTGTAAACTTTGCCTCCTTCTGCAAAATTTAACTTTAAATTTACTCCTGCTTTATATGAAGGCTTTTTATCTATATTGTCTGTTATAGACCCTCTGACACCAACCCTTAAATTATCCGACAATTTTTTTTGTAGTCCTACTCTGTATTCTTTTTCAAAAGGACTCATTCCCACTCCAACAGAAACTCCTGTTTTCTTATTAAGTGGTATTTCTGCTTCAGCACCTAAATACTTTTGAGATAAATTAACATTAAAAATTTCTCCTCCTAAACCTGTTACGTTAATTCCTCCTCCTTTTATTTGACCGTTATGTGTGTTAAGACGAGTTAGTTGAATACTAGGTGGCAAATTTTTATTAACTTGTTCTACAAGTTTATTATAAGCAAATTTTTGACTATTATTTCGTACATATTTAGCTTTATCTTTAGGTGAATCTAATAAAAGTTGTTGTGTAAAAGCAGCAACTTTAGCCGCAAATCTCGCATCTTTTCTAAACTCTCTACCTGTAATAGTTTTAGTAGCTCCTAATTGTTTTATTGGTGCTTTCTCATCCGCTTTATTTACTTCTTGTTCAACTGTTAGTGCAATAGCCTCTGCAACAGTGTTTATGGCTTCTTTTCTCACTTGTGCTTGAGACTTACCTGTAGGAGGTTTATAATCTACATCACTCATTATGATCTTCCTGTAAATACTTCTCTTACAGATATAAGAATATTTCCATCTGAACCTGAAGCTGTTTTAGCTTGCAACTTATCTCCTTTTGATAAAGTAATACCTAAATTATCTAATCTTAAAAAATCATTACCTGCTATTTGTTTATTATTCACAATCAAAAATTGTGTAGTAGTTGATCCTTCATAAAAATATAAAAACCCATTTATATTACTGCTAGTAGTGTTACAAATAATTACAGAATCTACAATAGCTTCAAATTGACCGGGAAGCGTATAAATGTCCACTATGGAATTTGTGAGGGCTTTTGCTACTGATCTTCTCTTTTCTGCCATTAGGTACTTCTTTTTCTAATAATTTAACCGATTTGTATATCTTTTTACCACTTAAAGTATGAATTACCCCTGCATTTGGAAGTATGAGAGGTGATTCTGTTATCTCAATTGAAATGATCTTCATGGTTTATGACTACAGCCTCCTGTTTAGCTTTGTTTGGAAGAAGAACAACACCATGCAATGCGGTAACATTGTGTTCAACTGTTTCTTTCTTACCTAAACCTACTCTGTTTAATATGGACTCCGCAGCTTTTACTTTCAACTCTGCACGAGGAATGTTACCATCATCATCCAAAGCATTTATCAAACCCATTGTAGCTTTCATAGAATTAGCGGCTAACATTTGTTGTGCCGCATCTATTATTTCAGAAGAAAGAGAACGCATAACTGCAGTGCCTGTATCTTTTGCATATCCTGCTTCTCTCAATGCTGCTTGATTATTACCACCATTTTCAATAAATGCAGAAAGGTACGTAGACTGTTTTTCAGTTAGTTCACGTTTCTTTTTCTTTTGTCTAGCTAATAAATTTGATACCATTACGCATATATCTCTTTTGTACTAGTGGTTGCACCAATTTCTTTTGACTGCCCATACCGATCATAAACTGTTACAGAAGATTCAGAAACTGTGGTAACAGGTCCTTCTATAGAGTATTTACGAGTAACATGAGTTATATCATCTCCACCAGAATTGATTGTGTAGCGAGTGTAAAACTCCACAGGCTCTACACTTCTATTCATCATTGTATGGTGAACTGGTTCTGTCAAGTTAAGCCATCTTTGTTTTACGAACACCACCGCCCATTGCATAGGCTTTCATTTTGGTGTTTTTACCTCCCATAGCTCGACCTTTAGCTTTCATCTTAGTATTCTTACCACCCATAGCCATCATACGAGTAGGACGAGAAGTAGAGCCTTGCATCATGTTTTCGTCCATTCTGCGTCCCATATTTGGTGAAGCCATGCCTGTCATGCCTCCGTACATCATAGGTTTCATTTTAGTATTCTTACCACCTACTGCTCTGCCCTTGGCCTTCATTTTAGTATTCTTACCGCCCATTGCTTTAAAGCCCATTTTATTACGAACCGTCTTTGACAATTTAGACAAACCTTTATTATCTTCAGGCACATCTTTTAAAGGGCCTCCTTTAGCCATGTACTTGGTATTTTTACCACCTTTAGCCATGTATTTACTCTTCTTCATCTTCTTGCTCCTCCGCATATAAGTTATTAAACGTCACATTTGGGTCCATGTAACTATCATGTATTTCTGCAGTGTGGAGGTATTGACTTGGTGCAAAATCTGGTGCGCCTTCACCAGTTACCCACAAGGCAGGGTTTGTTGCACGTACTCTATTGTTTGGTAAGGCAACTATGTTACCTGTAAATTCACCTGCATCTATTAGTTCTAGTACGTGCGATTGTTTATGTTGTGCAGGGTCATCTGAAATATGTGAATCTGTGTAGTCTACGGTAAACATATATTTACCTGTATAAAACTCTCCACCTATCTTACATATCCAAGGGCTAGAAGAGACACGATCTAACACCACTACAGAATGATTTCGTGAAGAACAGTCCCAAGGTTGGACTAAATGGGTTGGCATCATCTCAGGCCACTCTTCAAGGGGTATATCTGCCACTAGAGAGGCTATTGGTAGCCTTGCCCACATAGCACCCCCATGAACGTTCTCTTCTTCATTACAGCCAGTAAAGACTACCTGAAAGCTAAGACTACGATCTGGTATTGTATTTACTGCAAATGCAAGAGCATGAATGTATTCACCTTCATACTTCTCATGGTTATGTGTAAACTGCTTTCTCACCCAACATTTAAAGTGAGGTATGTTTGATATTAAATATGACATTGAGGCATCCTTTTCTAAACACCTCCCTTATTATTATTAACAACGCCATCTTTTTCTAGCTTGGCGTAACCTTGAGTTAGGGTTTTTTGCAGCTTTTGGAAACTTTTTCATTTGTCCTGCTGATCTTGCACAGAAAGACTTTCTTCTTTTTGCTGCTTTACTTCCCGGTTTTACCTTTCCTGTTACTGCAGTTTGTAGCTTTGATCCGGGGTTTTTCTTTCTGTAGGCTGCAACCCCTTTCTTAGTCATACCTGCACCAGATTTGGTAGGACGTTTATGACCACCTTTGATGGTCAATCCTTTCATTCCTGTTCCTTTACGCTTTGGTTTTGCGGCTCTTGGCATTTGAATATTTCTTTTTGAATGTTCTTACGTTGGTAGGCTTTCCTCCTACTCCTTGTGCTTTTGCTCTCTTCCTTGCAACAGCACTCCGAATCTGACCTTTGCTCATGCGCTTCGCAGTAGCCCTTGGTACGCATTTTGGATACTTTCTTTTACTGCCTGTGGCTGATTTACGACCACACTGTTGAAATTTACCTTTTTTCTTTGGTGCGCCTATATCAACCCAATCACCCTTTGGGCCTTTTCCAAACCACTCTTTTAAACTCACTTGTATGTACCACCACGTTTTTTGTAGGTTCTAACTAGCCATGCATTTGCATATGCTGAAGGGTATACCTTGAACTTACGTTTAGCTTCTGCTTTTACTCTTGCATAAAGTTTAGGGTTGGCAGGAGTAGGAGAACCTTTTTTACGTTTTGTTTTTGGTTTTGCTTTTTTTGCGGCCATCTTTTAGTTTCCTCTTTGCTTCTCTTGCAATACGAGCAACTTCAGTTTTACCCATTACCTTTGCACGTTGTTCCATCACAGTAAGTATTTGTATTTTTCTTGCGTAAGGTTTTTTTATTCTTCTTACTTTTGCAACTGTGGCTCTTGCATCTGCAGGAGTGGCAAACTTGATGCTAACTGTATCTTTAGGATTCTCATCTGTGTAGAGTCTACGACCACTACCTTTTGGTTTTTTTCCTGTTCCCTTTTTTGGGTCCTGCTTTTTTGGCATGGCTTGTCTTATACCTTGTGCGTTGATCTTTTTCTATCTTTGCAAGAGTTGCTGCTTGTTTAGCATGAGTACGTGATGCTTTCTTCAAACCCTTCACTACCTTTTTTAATGGTTTTGTGTAGTGAGGCATGGCTAACCAAAATCCTTTTTGGTTTCAGGACAAGAACATACTCCACAACCACAGTCTTCTACATCACATACGATTGTATCACAGTGGCAGGAGTGTTCACAAGATGAACATTTCATACTATTTTCCATTTTATGAGAATAACCGTAGTTTATCTCTTTACTCCCTTTTTTATTTTTTGTAGGAGTGTGGAGTTGTAGACAAACTCTGGGCTAATTGTTATTATACACACGCAGAAAGGGTCTGTCAAGTGTTTTTTATAAAAAATTAAAAAAAAAATTTAAAAATAGTGAATTTTTTACTTGACAACTTGCATTTTGAACTGTATAATAAGTTTACTGCTGCACAGGAATAAATATACTATGAACCCCCTTTTGATTAGCCCTCGATTCCCTTTTGATTAGCCGATGATTCCCTCACCAATCAGATATCGTGTATTTTGTTACTACAAAAATATTCCAAAACCTGTAGTTTCCATCTTTGTAAACAAAAAATTAGCCCTCGATTTTAGAAAACAGGTTCGTAGAGAGCAAAAAGATATTGAAAATGTTATAATATACGATGAAAATGATACAAAAGTCTATGAAAATTAAAAAAAATTTTAAAAAAAGGTAAAAAATAGAAAAATTATATGGGGATTGCATATAGATATATACATACCCCTAGTGGCCTACGCCTACCTGTTGCATTATTGCAACTTTTTTTTTATTTTTGTGACATTTTTGTACTAGCCTCTATAACGTCCATATCTGCTCACTGATAAACATCTCAGCCGGCCGCTACTATACCTAATAAAAACCGAACAACGCCTTTTTTGGGGTGTTTATGGGGCGTGGTGGCGTATCATACATAAACGACCCCAGGGTGCCATAATCGCGTTTTATTATGCGTATTCAATGTCTT